GATGATGGTATAAGAGATGGGAAAGAGGCATTTAGTGATGGGACTCTTCGTATTTTGAATAGTAACTTAAGAGAAGTTGCAAAAGTTAAATTTTTAGATCTATTCCCAATTTCATTAAGTTCACTCGATTTTGATGCAACGACAACTGACCTCGAATACTTTACAGCAGAGGCATCTTTCAAGTATACTGTATATACGCTTAAGAGTTCAACTTAATGGATCTTGATAAAATTCAGGAGATGTGGCAGAAGGACTCTGTCATTGATCCCGATAATCTACACGATGAATCGTTAAAAATTCCACAACTACACTCCAAGTATTATACACTCTATAATACGATTACACTATTGCGTGAAAAGGCAAGAGAGTCTTATAATCGAATTAGATTAGAACGTTATAATTATTATACAGGAAAGGCTCCAATGGAAGTTTATGAGGAAGAACCGTTTCCATATAAGGTTCGGGATAAAGAGGCATTACAGAGGCATATGGATGGCGATGCCAAGTTAAGTCAACTAGACCTTAAAATAAGATACTATGATGTTATGTTGAAGTTCTTGGAGGAAATAATTAAGTGTGTGTCCAACAGAACTTTTCAAATCAAAAATGCCATCGAATGGCACCGCTTCCAGGCTGGATTTAACTAAATAAAAGAAACTGTCTGTAGAGATGAAGACGTTTGTAGAATTTATAAATGAGTGTTATTTAATCCTTTTTAATGAGGAAGAAAAAAAAGGTCGTGGTGGTCCAGACTATAACTATGAGCATTCTTTTGCCAACATCTACAATCACATGGTTGGTATAGATAAAAAAAATATTATAAAGGGAGCAGTCCAAAGACAAGACATTGCAACAGTTATTGATTATCTAGCAAGAGAAGTAAATAAAGCACAAACAAATCCAAAACACCCTTTGCATTTTAATAATGCACCTGTCGATGGATTTACAAAAGGTCAAAAAACCGAAGAACATGCAGAAAAATATTACGAAAAACTTTTAGACCAACAATACTCATTTTTAAATTTTATAATGAGTAATAGTGGAAGAAAAAACTTTGTGAAGCATAATATTGCAAGAGTTGAGGGTGCCACAAAAATTCCAACCACTACAAAATACGCTGAAACAAGTGGAAAAAAACAAGACACATCAAAAGTTGATATTAGATTTTTTGATAAGGAAGGCAATCCCGCATATGGATTAAGTCTTAAAGATGCTAAAGGTGCAGTTGTTAATTCATCTGGAGCATCTGAAACAAAAACTTTAATGATAATGGGTGTAGGGCAATTACTAAATCAACAATTAGAAGATGGATCTATAACTCCAGAACAAAAAAACGAGTTGGAAATATTTGTAAATGATAATGCAAATGAACTTGCTCTTTATATGGCATCAACCAAGGGGATGTCTAAACAACAACAGCAAGACTCTCTTTTTAAGATGCAGTCTTATCTGGACAAATTAGAAGAAAAAATTCCAGGAGCAACCGAAGCATTTTCTTCTGAAGCAATAACAGGTAAAGGTAAATTTGGAGATGCAGACTCTGTTGATGCTCTTTTTTCAACTGGAAGAGGTGGTGAAGTTATAGAGGATCCAAGTTGGTTAGCCCAATATATACGTCAAAGAGGAAGACTTGGTAAGGGTGAACAAAAAACTGCTGAAGGTGGACAGAGACCAACTACATTTTCTGGGGATATCAATAAAGACGAATTAAAAGCAGCAGAAACTAGGTCGACTGAGAGTAAGTGGTTGACAAACTGGGCAGAAAAAAATAGACCAAGTTGGGTTAAAAATGTGGATAAATTAGAACCAGAAACTAGAGAAGAATTGACAAGATCCCTTAAATCTGGAGAACTTGATATTGCAGATTTTGATGCATTAACAACCGTGGATCAAAAACTTAAAAATTTTAGACAATTACGTGCTGATCAGGAAGAGGCAAAGGCACAGGCACAAGCACAAGCAGAGGCAGAAGCACAACACTCTCAAACCGCATCTGAACTACAACAGCAAGTAGATCAGGCAAATACAAACGTATCCACTGCACAGGCAGAAGTCGATAAAGCTAATGATCCAGCAGAACTCCGTTATGTTGATGGAACTAAACCCCTGATACAACACACAAAATCATTTCAAGATTTTATTGGACGTCATTCAACAGATCCGACTGTTCAACACATTGTTCAGGCAAGAACAATGGCACAAGATAATCTCACATCGGCACAATCTGTTGCAAATGATGCCACCACTTCATATCAAACTCATATCAGTACACCACCAACAGTTCAACCAACTCAACCAGAACAACCTCAACAACCCACACAAACTCCTCCTCAACAACCTGTTCAGCAGCAACCAGCACCAGAGCAACCACCTGCTCGACAACCAGCACCAGAGCAACCACAACCAGCATCAGAGCAACCACCTGCTCGACAACCAGCACCAGAACAACCCCCCGCTCCACAACCAAAGAGAAAAAAAGAGGAAAAGAAACCACCAGTTGAAATCGCTCCAGAACAAGGGCAATAAATATTCATAGGTGAAACTTGTGAGTAATGTCTCATTTGGTGATATCAAAAAAGAATGAAGTTTATCTTCAGGTAAAAGCAGAACCGCACGTCTATTATGAACTTGCAGATCAGTTCACATTTGATGTGCCAGGTGCAAAGTTTATGCCCCAGTTTCGTAACAGACACTGGGACGGAAAAATACGTCTATTCAACGCACAGACAGGTGAGATCTATGTAGGACTATTAGATAAACTAACTAGTTTTTGTGAAAATCACGATTATACTTATGAGTTTATCAACAATAAATTCTATGGTCTTCCTTTTGAAGTCAATGATATGATTTCAAAAGAGGGTGTGAAAGATTATATGGCATCTATTTGCAAGTATGCTCCCCGCGAATACCAAGTTGAGGGAGTATACGACGCTTTAAAACATAATCGAAAGTTGTTGATATCTCCAACTGCCTCTGGAAAGTCATTGATGATATATTCGATTGTGAGATATTACGTTGAGAAAGGACAAAATACTCTGATAGTCGTTCCGACGACATCCCTTGTAGAACAGATGTATAAAGACTTTGCAGATTATGGGTGGGACGTGGGTTCATATTGCCACAAGATCTATGCGGGAAAGGAGAGAGAAACAGACTCACAGGTCATCATTACAACCTGGCAGTCCATCTACAAACTTCCTCGACAATATTTCTCAAGATTTAATGTGGTCGTAGGAGATGAAGCACACCAGTTTAAATCAAAGTCACTAGTATCTATAATGACAAAGCTTTCGGATGCAAAATATCGTTATGGTTTCACCGGCACGCTAGACGGCACGCAGACACACAAGTGGGTTTTAGAAGGTTTGTTTGGTCCATCTTATAAAATCGTTCGTACAGATGAACTGATGCAAAAGGGTCACGTTGCTAAACTGGATATTAATATTCTGCTATTGAAACACCCACCAAATAGATTTGAAACATTTGAAGATGAAGTTCAATATATTATCAATCACGAAAAACGAAATAAGTTTATTAAAAATCTTGCCATAGATCTCAAAGGTAATACTTTAATTCTATTTTCCAGAGTTGAAGGTCACGGACAACCTTTATACGAACTCATAAATAATAGTATAGTTGAAGAACGTCACGTGTTTTTTGTACACGGTGGTGTAGATACGGAGGATCGAGAAAAAGTCAGAGAAATCACAGAAAAAGAAAGCAACGCAATAATTGTTGCATCTTATGGAACTTTTTCTACTGGTATTAATATTAAAAATCTACACAACGTAATCTTTGCATCTCCATCTAAATCAAGAATTAGAAATCTTCAATCAATTGGGAGAGTTTTAAGAAAAGGAGACAACAAAACAAAGGCAACTCTATATGACATTGCCGATGATATTAGTTATAAATCAAGAAAAAATTACACACTTAATCACCTTATTGAAAGAATTAAAATTTATAACGAAGAAAATTTTAACTATGATATTGTAAACATACCGCTTAAAAACTAATGGGAGAAGAGTTTTACGCATCAATCAAATTAATGACAGGAGAAGA